AAGGATGGTAGCCATCCGATCAGAAACAGACAAAGAAGCTCTAAAGAATTTTACACCGGAAATGAGAAGGATGCGTTCAGAATGGTTGACAAGAAATGCAAAGAGAAAATCCGAAAAAGAAAGAGACGAATTCCTGGAAAGCATGAAACAGGCATTCATTTCAATGGCAGGGGGCGAAAAAAATTGAAAAAAAGAAGATAAAATGCCCTTATTGCGGGCATGAGCAAAAAGTACAATATGTACAAGATGCAGAATGCAGGGGAGTGTTCGTGAAATGCCAGGCAAGGCATTGCAAAAAAGAATTTGAAATAAAGATAAAACCGGACAAGTAGTGCCATGTGCCGATGTCCTTTTGAATAAAAGGAAGGTGGCAAAATGGCAGATGGAGCAACGAGCGTAGGGAAAATTGGACTGGATCTTGTGGTAAACCAGGGCCAATTCAACTCCCAATTAAATAGCATTTCAGGTATTGCTAAAAAGGCGGGAACAGCGTTAGCGGCAGCTTTCTCCGTAAAAAAGCTTGTAGATTTCGGGAAATCATGTATAGATCTCGGATCCGACTTAAACGAAGTACAAAACGTGGTGGATGTTGTATTTACCAGCATGTCGGATAAAGTGAATGAATTTGCTCAAAATGCAGCGGCAAGTTACGGGCTATCGGAAACCATGGCGAAGAAATACACAGGTACATTCGGAGCGATGGCGAAGGCTTTTGGATTCAATGAGCAGGCGGCCTACGATATGTCGACTGCGCTAACAGGACTTACAGGTGACGTAGCATCGTTTTACAACATAAGTCAGGATGAGGCATACACAAAACTGAAATCGGTATTTACAGGCGAAACAGAAAGTCTGAAAGACCTCGGCGTTGTAATGACGCAGACAGCTCTGGATTCTTATGCGCTGGCGAACGGATACGGTAAGACAACCTCCGCAATGACAGAAGCAGAAAAGGTATCATTAAGATACGCATTTGTACAGGATCAGCTCACCTCTGCGGCGGGGGATTTTGCCAGAACATCCGGAAGCTGGGCGAATCAGGTTAAGATACTATCACTTCAATTCGAGTCATTTAAGGCAACAATAGGACAGGGCCTGATTAATGTATTCACTCCTGTAATACGGGTTGTGAATATACTGATTGGAAGGCTGCTGACACTGGCAAATGCATTTAAGATATTTACAGGATACTTTTCCAGTGGAAGCAGTTCGAAGGCGGAAAAAAGTACATCGAAGATAGCGAACAATGCAAACAAGATATCAACTGGATTCAGTGCGGCCACAGGGGCGGCTACCAGTATGGCTTCGGCGGGGACGAAAGCGGCAAACAAAGTAGGAAAGGCAGCAGAAAAGGCTTCAAAAAAGGTCCGCTCCCTGATGGGATTTGACCAGATCAATAAATTGAGCGACGATACAGATACATCTTCCGGAAGTTCAAGCGGAAGCAGTGGAAGTGATGGGAGCTCCGATATTGGAGATGTCGGATCAGTATCTGTAGACGACGTCGATTCCGGGCTTGAAACGGAAACAGAAAACGTAACTGAACTTCCGAAACTCTATCAGAATTTAGTGAAGTCAATCAAGACGTTAAAGGAAGCTTTTTCTGGACTGGCCTCCGTAATATCATCTGGTTTAAAGTGGGCTTACAACAATGTGCTTAAGCCGCTCGGAAAATGGACCATATCGAAGCTTATTCCCAAAATACTGGATGTATTTTCCGGAGCAATAAAAGTCCTCACATCGGCTATAAAAGCATTGTCGCCGCTTGGGGAATGGCTGTGGGATAATTTTCTTTCAAAATTGGCCAAATTCGCCGGGAATGCAGTAGTCAAATTTTTAGGTCTGTTGGCAGATGGATTGAATAAACTGTCTGGATGGATAGACAAGCATCAGACAGCGGTGCAGAACATAGCAACTGCGATTGGAAGCTTTTTTGCGGCATTTAAAGCAGTTACGTTTGTAACAAAAATTGTGGGGCCGTTATCCAATGCGCTATCGGGAATTAAAATGTTTGGAAAAGGGATCATTTCTTTTAAAACACTATTTAGTGGCTTGTTCCCGAAAATGTTCGGAGTCGCATCGAAGGCGATAGGTTTAATTACTTCCCCACTTGGTATTGCTGTTGTTGCAGTAGGAGCTTTAATAACAGCAGGAGTTTTACTCTACAAAAACTGGGACAAGCTTAAGAAGACTAAATTTGGCAAATTCCTTATAAAGATAGCCAATGCATTTAAAACGCTGCTGAAGAATATTAAAAATCTCCTGAGCCCGATTAAAAATTTCAAAAAAACGTGGGAAGGGATTAAGAGCAAAAAGGCAGAGCTAGAGGCTGAGGCGAAAGAGAAAGTAGAAGGTGCACTGGCGGCATTACAGGCCGGTTGGGAAGCGATACAGGACAAAGCCTCTGAACTGGTAGCAGAAGCGAAAGAAAAGGCATCTGGAGCAATTGAATCCCTGAAAGAAAAATGGGAGTCAGTAAAAGACAGAGCGGCTGAATTGGTGGCTGAGGCGAAGGAAAAAGCTGAGGGCGCCATAAGCAAGTTGAAAGAAAACTGGGAATCTATCAAAGACCGGGCTTCCGAGCTGGTGGCTGAGGCCAAAGAGAAGGTATCCGGGGCATTAGCAGAACTGAAAGAAAAATGGGAGTCAGTCAAAGATAGAGCGGTTGAACTGGCGGCCAAGATTGCCACAAAGTGGAGCGATTTAAAGGAAAAATGGTCCGGTATAGTTGATAATATAAAAGATAAAACGGCCGATATGAAAGCCAAAGTGGCTACAGCAAAGAGCACCATAAAAGAAAAGTGGGCGGAAGTTGTCGGATGCGTAAAAGACAAGACGGCCGACATGAAAGCCAAAATAGCCACTACAAAAAAAGAACTAAAGAAAAAGTGGGAAGACCTGGTATCCAACATTAAAGGCAAAACGATATCTATCTGGGTCAGCTTGAAGAAGAAAGCAAGCTCTCTGTGGAACACGATAACAGGGAAAAAAGCAGATGGTGGAGTTTATAAAAACGGACGATGGAGCCCGATCCAACGATATGAATCGGGCGGAACACCAAATCAGGGCCAGATGTTTATTGCCAGGGAAAAAGGCCCGGAGCTCGTAGGAACATTGGGCGGGCATACAGCTGTTATGAACAATAATCAGATTGTATCCAGTGTATCTTCCGGAGTTGCGAAAGCGGTATCTGCAGCAATGGGAAGTGTAGGACAATCTTTATACAGTGCTATCTCCAATCTGAAAATAGAATCCAAAACCCCGCAGATAAAGCAGTTTACGCCACCAGCCATTGCATCAACAGGGACAAAGACAGAAACGAGCGAAGACAAAAAAATAATAGAATTACTTACGACACTAATCAGCGAAAATAAGACAAATTCGGAATTGTTAAGGAAACTCATAACGATTGTATCCGGACTGGACCTTGACATAACGCTGAACGGAAAATCAGTGAAAGATGATGTGGTGAGAAGAATAAACAACAATACGAAGGCGACTGGAAAATGCGAGATCATAACATAGGAGGAGAAGGATGGCTACATTAAAATGCGGATCTACAACACTTCCGGAACCGTCCACAATATCAAGCTCGGATGAAATTATATGGTCAAAAAATGCGGGGCGTTCATCCGAAACAGGAACAATGCTTGGGGATGTAGTAGCAGAAAAGAAAACTCTGGATATAAAGTGGGAATACATAACGGCGAAAGAAGCGAAGACCATATCAAATGCATTGATTGCTGGATTCTTTTCGCTTACGTTTGAGGATTTCGGAGAGAATGTTACTATAACGAATTACAGAGGGACAATCCAAAAAGAACATCTTGGATATATAGGGGACGGAAATTATTATTATAAAAGCTTGACTGTAAGCGTAATACAACAATAAGGAGAAACATATGAAAATGAAATTAAAGGATATCCTGCAAAATTACAATAACCTTATTAGAACCGGATTGTTAAAGCAGGCATTTCCGGCAAAAATAGGGTATGCCATCGGAAAAAACGCGTTAGAACTGGAAAAGGAAAAAAACATCTATGAGAAAGAAAGAGTAAAGCTTTGTGAACAGCTTTGCAAAAAAGACAAGGATGGAAAACCGGTAACAATTAAACAAGAAGATAGCGTAACATACGATCTCGACGAGGAAGCGAATCTGGAGCTACAAAAAGAACTGGAAGAGCTTCTGGAGACAGAAACGGAAATCAATCTTCACAAAATCAATCCAAAAGAGCTGGAAAAGCTCGATACATCGGATCGATACTATACCCCGTCCGCAACCGAGCTCATCGCGATTGACTTTATGATCGAAGATGGGGAATAAGTGGAGGTGATACGCCATGTATCAATCATCACAAAAATTCGAAGAAAAACTGAATGAAACATCCAGGAGATTTAAAGCGAGAATCACCATTGGAAGCGATTTTCTGAGCGAAGAAATCAAAACTATGGTCTTCACCCAGGGAAGCTGCGGATCCGATACATTTACGATCGGATCTGTTTTCGCGTCTTACGTAGATATAACTACGAGCGCAACCGATGTGGTCTTTTCCGGAAAAGAATTTTACATCGAGATAGGATTACAGCTATCGGATAACAACGTGGAATATATACCGATGGGGTATTATACTGCGGCGGCAGCAGATATTACAAAAACAAGGGACTCTATGACATTAAAGGCTGCAGACAGGATATCATCTGCCTGCGGCGGAGCTTACATTCCTACGGTGTCGTTCCCGGCAACCATCAAGGCTGTATTGAGCGATATTGAGCAGCAGGCAGGAATTACCATAGAAACATCCCTTGACACATCCGGAACGATAGAAACGGAAATGAGCGGCCTTTTATACAGGGAAGCACTTGGATATATAGCAGGCCTGCTGGGAGGTTTCTGCTATGCGGACAGATCAGGAAAAATACAGATAGCTGCATTTCCGGCAACGCAATCTGTAAAAGTAGAGGCAGAAAGGTTTGCCGACCTGCAGCCGGCTGAAAATACATACTCCATAGATTCACTTACCGTGAGTGTGAGCGAAGGCGGGGAGGATGCCGACGGAAATACCGTGGAGGGCGTATCTTACACGGAAGGATCCGGAACAGGAATCACGGTGGCAAACCCCTATATGACTGAAAGCCTGTTTGACTCTATGAAGGGACGAGTAGTAGGATATTCGTTCCGACCGGGGACAGCACAGTTCTTAGGTGACCCAAGATTGGGACCAGAAGATGCAATCACAGCCGTAGATTACGCCGGAAAAGAGTATTTCATGCCGTGCATGAGCCTGATCCAGGACTATGACGGCGGACTCACGACAACAGTCGCGACACCAGGACAGGCATCCTCGGACGAAGCAGTAAAAGGCCCTATCACTCAGCAGATTGAAAGACTGAGCACTGATATGTTGCTCACCAAAGAGGTTGTAGCCAAAAAGATAACAGCCGATGAAGCGGACCTGAAATACGCATCCATAGATAAATTGGATGCGGTAGAGGGAAATGTTGAAACATTAAAGGGAGATTTCGCCTCTTTCCGATCCGGAGAATTCGAAGAACTTCGATCGGACTATGCGGTATTTCAGGAAACAACAACAGAAAATCTGAGTGCTACAAACGCTAAGATTGAAGCAGTAAGCGGCGACTTGGCGGACTATAGAACAGTAGTGGCCGGAGAATTAGAAGCCCAAAATGCAAAGATATCAGCAATAGAATCCAGCCAGATCACAACAGAATATTTGGAAACAAATTACGCGCGGGCCGATTTAGCGAATATTAAAGATGGCTCCATCACGACAGCGATGATTGAAACGGGTGCCATCGGAACAGCTCAGATTGCAGATGGATCTATTACAGATGCAAAGATTGTTGGTTTAACGGCAAGCAAGATCACCGCTGGAAAAATAGACGCATCTGAAATAGAAGTTGTGAACCTGAATGCGGCCAATATTACGGTTGGAACAATTAATGGCCAGCAGATTGCCCAGGGAGCGATCGATATAGACAACCTTTCCGGTGAATTATCAGAAACGATTGTACAAACACAGGAAGATGTAGAAAAAGCTGTGCAGGATGCCATGACGGCAAATCAATCAGTAGAAACACTATCCAGCGATTATGCGTCTTATAAGACGGAAAATGATGCATCAGTACAGGAAACAAAAGAATCCATAGAAAACTTGAACATTGGATATGCGAACGTCCAAAAAATGATCAGTGGATTAACAGATGGTACACTGCTATATAACGTCCAATGTATTGATAATGGAGACGAAACAACGACTCTAAAGGCTGTGGTATACAAAGCCGGTGAAGATGTCACACAGAGCTTTCCAGCAAAATGGTTTACATGGTACGAAAGAAGCGAAGATGGACGGGAGTTTATTGGGCAAGGTAGAAGCATTACAGTTAAAAATGATGATTCTGCTTTCGGAGGAACAAGCTATATTGGTGTATTTGAAACACAAGATGTAACGATATTAATCGCCAAAAAAGGCAATCCAATCATCACAAAAAAGAAGAAATACATATACAAAGAAAGGGTGGCTGCATAATGGCCGATATTGAAGGAAGTTATATATCCGAGCTGACGCAAAAAACTAAGCCAGATGCTACGGATTTATTAATCCTAGAAGATTCGGAAGACACAAAAATTATTAAATATTCCAATCTAAAAAAAGATATAAACGAGATGGAAGACTCCGGGACGGGTAAAAAATATCAAATCGGTGTCGAAAACGGGCTTGTATATATTGAGGAGGCTTAAATGGGAGAAAGAATTTATATTGCAGACAAGGAAACACTGGACAAGATTTACAATATTTTGGCTCCAGAGCAGGTATACGGGTTTATTGAGCATGAGGCTGTTTTAGCACCTGGATCCAGAATTGAATATATTGGAGCAAATGCAAATTATAATCCGATCAAGGTTACAATGGGCGGCGGATACAGCTTGGGAGATTGGGCGGATTTTCCATGGCTCAAAGCGAATAAACCATATATGGTAAATGCAGACGGTACCCCGGCGTACAGACTTAACGAGGATGATTACACCAAGAAGGAGGACGGAACTGACTCCGACGTTGCTAATACAGATTTCAATGGCGGCGCTTTCTCTTGGGGCATGAAGATTTATAAAAAAGAGTACAAAGCAGGCGATGACCGGTACGTCCTTTTCCGTTTTGAGAAAGCGGATGGTTTTGAACCGGTAGGATTCCTGGATCCGGATAATAACGAGCTTGAAGGAGTATGGATCCCAATGTTTTATGGTTCTATTGTTGATGAGAAAATGCGGAGCATTTCCGGATTGCAGCCGGCATATAACACCACAACATCAACGGAGCGCACAGCAATACAGAAGTTCAGTTCCAGGGCACACCATTTCGGAGGGCCTATTATTGAGACACTGATCGACCTTATGATCCTTTTCGCCAAAACAACCGCATTACAAAGTGTTTACGGCGCAGGTAACTGTTCAGGACATGACTCCAGTTTATCACCGACCATGGGTGTAAAACAGAACGCAGTTATAGGCGGCGGGCAGTTCTACGGGAGCAGTGATGGAAGAAGCCTTAATAAAATTTTCCATAGTATCGTGCTTGGCTCATATCAGCAATGGATGAGAGATCCATTTGAGATTCTGGTGAACGGGCGTGTAAGAGTAAGCAAAAACTACTCATACGACATTACCGGTGCAACTTATGACGATGCAGGAATTAATGTGGCCAACGATGGGAACTGGAGATATCCGCATAAGCATGTAAGCGTTCCTGGCTACGGCCCGGTTCCGGTAGGACCTTATAACGGAAGTAGCGCACTTGGTGACTGCGATGGAACTTATATATCTAATACACAGGAGAGTTTTACGGCGGTCGCTCTTCGGTTCGGCTATTGCGACAACGGCGTCGGCAGTGCGGGTCCTCGCGCGCGTTCTTGGAGCCGCTCGGCTTCGGATGCGGCTTGGTACTTCGGGGCGGCCGAACTTCTGCTTCCACCTGTCGGCGTAGCCGCTTAGGGGGTTTGGGGGTTGCGTAGCAAATTCCCCCAAGGTTTTATCTTTAATATTAAATATAAAAACAAACAGGGGAGGAAGTCGACATCCCCTCGGGCGGTCGCTCTTCGGTTCGGCAATTGCAACAACGGCGTCGGCAATACGGGTCCTCGCGCGCGTAATTGGAACAACTCGGCTTCGGATGCGAACTGGAACATCGGGGCGGCCTTTATCTATCCATAGATGGAACATAAATATAAAGCCGGCTTCCTTCCTACCCCACTGACGATTGAGACATCGTTTACTCGCCATTATTGGAAAGATGAGGGAAAATTAACTTGATACAGGGCAGGCAGTAAAGCGGTCGCGCCTGCTGCCTGCAGAGGATAGAAGAAAAAATATCTTTATAGGAGTAATTCACCGATATATAGTATGAAGGAATACAAATATCTGTATAAAAAGATGCTTGACGAAGAAGTGATTCGGAAGGCATATAGGAAATTGAGAAAGGGAAAAACAAAACGAAAGGAAATTAAAAAGATTGATGCGAACCTGGACGAAGAGGTGAAATCAATGAGGGAAATGATTGAGAATACAAAGCCTTCAGATATACAGGTAGAACATCCAGAATTGGCTTATAAGCCAAAGAAAAGAACACCGAAATACATACATGAGCATGGCAAAACGAGAAAAATATATATGCCAGAAATCCATGAGCAATGGCTACACCACATCATCGTCCTGATTTTGGAGCCGATCATCACGGCTACAGCGTATAGATTTTCCTGCGGAAGCTTCCCAAAGCGTGGCGCACATTACGGAAAGAAACAGATGGAGAAGTGGATACGCAAAGGCAAAGGAATACGCAACTTCGGAAAGATTGATATCCGACATTTTTACGACAGTATTCGTTTAGATATACTCATAAGAGAACTGGAGATACGGATAAAAGACGAATGGTTTCTGTATATCATCAAAGTATGTTTGCAGGGATTTAGGAAAGGCATTCCTCTTGGATTTTACATCTCACAATGGTTAGCAAATTACCTGCTGGAGCCACTCGACAGGTTTATCACCGAGACACTTGGGATAAAGAAGTACATGCGGTACATGGATGATATGACCTTCTACCACGACAGCAAGAAAGTCATCCACAATGCAATCCGGGAAATTAAGAAAATGCTTGGTCGACGATTCCGTCTGAAACTGAAAAGGAACTGGCAGGTCTGCAAGTTCGATTTCAGGAAGAAAACCGGGCAGACTGTAGGCAGGGCGATGGACTTCATGGGTTTTGTATTTTTCAGAACCCGGACAGTCATAAGGAAAAGTATCATGCTCTCAGCTACAAGGATGGCCACTAAGCTGCAAAAATCCAGGGAAGCTGGAAGGGGATACTATATTAAACACATCAAGGCTATGCTCAGCTATATGGGATGGTTTAGTTGTACTGACACATATGATTGTTATGTAAATCGCATCAAGCCGTGCGTTAAGATTAAAAAGTTAAAACAAATTGTATCAAGGTTAGATAGGAGGAACGAAAATGACACAGTGGACAGAAGAACGATGCTCGGAAGAACCAGAAGAGCTCCAGCTTATTGCGCCTGATCTTTATATCGAGCGGCGCAATATCCGGAAAGTGGAATACGATGCAGTAGAAGGCCAGGAAGCTTACACCGGCTATGAATGCGAAAGTCGTGAAATTACCGTAAGCGAATATGAGAATTTGAAAAGTATTGAGCAGATGCAGACGGAGAAAGCTATTGATGAATACACAGCACAGCTTATGGAGGAAGGAGTAATCTAGTGAGGATATTGGTAGAAAGCCTTAAAAGGCTCTATAAAAAGAAAACAGTAACTAAAGAACAGATTGCGGAACGAGTGCAAAAGGGAATCATCACAGAAACAGAATATGAGTATATCACGGGAGAAGGATACAGTGAATGAATATAAAAATTGTAAAACGAATATCAGAGCAGAGCCGGATGGCTCTATTTTTTTACAAAAAATCAGAAGTCAAAGTGGAAGAAGGCGAGGAGTAGGATATGAGATTCGAGCAGGAGATTAATATATACTCCAAAGGCGCGATACTGAAACGGTTTCAAACAAACGAAACAAACATTAATGTAGCGCAGGGAAAGATATCGGCATTAATATCGGAAAGTGAGCTGCAGGAATTACAAAATGGAACCGGAACCATGTATGGTAGATTTTCGTCGGCGTACATCGATGTTGAAAGCCTTCGAGCTGATTTTTCTGAGCTTTCTGCGAAGTATGATGAAGCATCCGGACAATATGAAGACCTCGAGACCAAAGTGGCAGAGTATACGGCAGGGATTGACGGACTATCAACAAAAGTATCGAAAAAAGTTGGATACGATGAAATTATATCATCCATCAATCAAACACCGGAAAGTGTTACAATATCGGCCGACAAAATAAACTTGCGTGGATCCGTGACGGCGGACGACATCGTAACAAATGCGGTTACATCAACAAAGATTGTTTCCGGAGCCATTGAGACAGACAAGCTGGCCGCCAATGCGGTAACAACAGCAAAAATCAAGGCGGGAGCAGTGACAGCGGATCAAATTGCCACAAATGCAATCACGGCGGACAAAATCTCAGCCGGGGCAATCACAACCGAAAAGATAGATTCTGACTCTATCACGGGAGATAAAATAGTTGCTGAAGCTATCACTGCTGATAAGATTGCTGCAAAATCAATCACGGCAAATGAAATCGCATCCAATTCCATTACTGCCGACGAGCTATCTATTACAGGTGGATTATCCTCAATATCAGCCGATATCGGAACAATAACATCTGGCGTGCTCCGATCATCCGACTATGTATATACGGATGGAAATTATGCAGACGAAGGCATGGAAATTGGATTATCCGGAACATATATAAGGAGCAAAAATTTTTCCGTCGATGCAGGCGGGAGTGTATATCTCCGCGGAAAAGGAGAATTTGAGGGAAAAATCACGGCAGATTCTGGAAATATCGGAAACTGGACAATAGGAGAAGCTTTGTATAGTGGAACGACGAGCATGACTTCCACAGAGGCAGGAACTTATATCGGAACGAACGGAATCAGAAATTACGTTTCAGAAGCACAGCATGTAGATATCCAAAATGGAATGCTGACAGCAAAAGGAG